CGTGGCGTGATTTGCGCGTAATGGTGGGTAAATTACCTTAATGGGACAGACGGGGACAGACGTATATAGAGCGAAACTTTTTTTATAGATAAAATGATATCTAGTGTAAAAATATTGGGGGCCGAATTGTCTGTCCTGTCTGTCCCGTTTGTCCCGCGCGCGCCGTGGGTTACATGGACTTATGCAACTGAAAGGTGCGGGGCTGTGCAGATACAAATGACAAACCAGTTTGATTTGGGTATATTAACCGCATGACCGTCAAGACGAACAAAGAATTTGGAGCGCGTCGCAAGCTGACCGTCGAAGAACTCGACCAGCTGCGTCGGCTCGCTGGCCTGCTCAACGTGGATCAGGTCGCCGATTACTTTGCGATCAGTCAGGACAACTTTGCTGCGATGCGCAAAGAAGATGCGGAAATCATGAAAATCTATAATCAAGGTAGAAGCCATACCATAGGCAAAGTCGCGCAAACTCTGGTTCAGAAGGCGCTCGACGGCGACACCCCGTCGCTGATGTTTTACCTCAAGACCCAGGGCCGCTGGACCGAGAAGCTCGACGTTGAAGTGAAGGGCGAGGTCACGCTCGCATCGGCACTTCGTGAGATGGCGCAAACGCGGGTGATCGAGGGCGAGTCGTCCGATGTCGGACAGATCGACGCCACGCCCGCCCCGAAAACCATTACGCATCAGCGGGTTAGCGGCAATGGCGGTTCTTCCTCTGCGACTATGACTACTGGAGAAGCGGCCGATCGGCTGATCAAAGGGGCGAAGCAGTCAGCCGCCAGCCGCCGCAAGCACGCCGCCAGGCGCGAGAGGCGCAAGGACGGCTAGACCCCCCCCCGGCCCGCGAAATCGCGGGGGGCCGATATAATATGATACCCCCCCTAGCCCCCCCTCCCCTAAATCCGAAAGCACTGACACCCCCATGCCTTCCGAAAATTTTCGCAAAAACAACACGGGTAAACCCCGCTGGTCACGCCTCGCGCGTTTGCCCGGCCACGATTGCCTTCTCAAAGCGATGGAGCGCAACGACTTCGGCGCGGCGCAATACGGCGATCAAAACTGGCGCAACGGCACAGTGGACGCCTATCTCGACGCGCTGATGCGCCACGCGCTCGCTTTGTGTGGTGGTCAAACCGCCGACTCTGACGATCCCGGCGCAATGGCGCATGGCCTCGAACACACCGACGCGATCGTTTGGAATGCGCTCGTACTGTCCGAGCTTATCGCCGCGAACCAGACCGACAACCCCAACATGATGGAGAATTCGATTGATGTCACAAACATTGAGCTACCGTGAGCGCCGAGGCCATGGCGGCGCGCGCGCTGGGTCGGGCCGTAAAAAGACGATTTCGCCAGATCGCGCGGCTGACTTGGGCCAGCGCATTTACGAAACGGCGTTTCGCCTGCGCCGCGAGGCGGTCGCGTTGTCTTACCACGCTCTCGCCGATGAGATCCTTGCGGCCGAAACGGTTCGCGCGTTCCGCAAGCTGGTCAAAGCGCACAAGCTGCGCACCGGCAAATCGCGGTTTGTCACGGACGCCGAGGTGGAGGTTTTTGGCGCATTTCGTGAGGAAGACCCCGAGGTTGCGCGCCTGTTTACTTTTGGCGCGGTGGAGCGTTGGCGCGAAACATACCGGAAAATGCGTCCAGACCATTACCGCGAGCATTTTGGCCCTTGATTACCGACCACAAATCGGTAACAGTGTTTTTAGCGTTCCTCCTGTGCGCTTCCTCCCGGTACGGGGCGTTTTTTTCATTGCGGTCAAAAACGCCCCGCATCTGCGCACGGAACGCGAAATAAGTTCTCTCCGGTCGTACTCCAAAAACGACAAACTCGCCCTGCCGCCTCCCGGCGGGGCATTTTTTTGAGGTTTCGCCATGTCTGACTGGCAAACATACCTCGCCAAGCTCCGCGACGACCCGGCGTTATTCGTCACGCAGGTCATCGGCGCGACGCCGCAGCGCTGGCAAAAGCGCGCACTCGAAAACCTCCGCGACAACGACCGCGTCGCCGTCAAATCCGGCCACGGCGTCGGCAAAACGGCTTTCTTGTCTTGGGCCATCCTGTGGTTTCTCTCGACGCGTTACCCCGTCAAGGTCGCCGTCACCGCGAACACCGCGAGCCAGCTTAACGATGTCTTGTGGTCCGAAATCCGCAAATGGCATGGCCGCATGAATGACGCTTTCGCCAGCCAGCTCGACATCAAATCCGACAAGATCACGCTGATCGGCGGCGAGGACAGCTTTGCCGTTGCCCGTACTGCCCGCCGCGACCAGCCCGAAGCCCTCGCGGGATTCCACGCCGAAAACCTTTTATTCGTTGTTGACGAGGCGTCGGGCGTGCCGGAAATCATCTTCGAGACGGCCCAGGGCGCGCTTTCGACCGCTGGCGCAAAGATCATCATGGTGGGCAACCCGACCCGAGCGCAGGGCTATTTCTTCGACGCATTCAGCAAAAACGCCGACCGCTGGGCCAGACAAACCGTCAGCTCCGAAGACGCCGATTACGTGCAAGACCAATTCATCGCCGACATGGCCTCCCAATACGGCGACGAGTCCAACGCATACCGTGTTCGCGTATTAGGAGAATTCCCAACCGGCGACAGCGACAGCCTGATCCCGCGCCACCTGGTCGAAGCGGCAGCCTCGCGCGAAGTCGAGCCGACGCTTGGCGTTGCGCCGGTCTGGGGCCTTGACGTGGCGCGCTTTGGGTCAGATCGCACGGCCCTGGCGAAGCGGCGCGGCAATCAGCTGATCGAGCCGGTTAAGTCGTGGCAGGACATGGACACGATGCAGACGGTCGGCATGGTGATCCAGGAATACGACGCCACGCCCTACAGCGAGCGCCCTGCCGAGATCCTAATCGACGTGATTGGGTTGGGCGCTGGGGTCGTGGATCGTCTCCGCGAGATTGAGCTAGGCCCGCAGATCCGAGGCGTAAACGTCTCCGAAAGCCCGGCGCTGGGCAACAAATACAATAAATTACGCGATGAGCTGTGGGGCAAAACCCGCGCCTTTTTCGAGAACCGCGACTGCGTCATCCCGCCAGATGACAAGCTGATCGGTGAGCTGTGCGCGCCAAAATTTGCGTTTCTCAGCTCCGGCAAGATGAAGGTTGAGAGCAAAGACGAGATGAAGCGGCGCGGCCACAAATCGCCCGACCTGGCCGACGCGCTCGTTTTGACGTTTGCGAGCAACGCCGCCCGCGCTGGCAACGCGGGTGGATACAGGCACAACAAAGCGATTGATTACAATGATGACTGGATCGTCTGATCTGCCCGCCTGGGCGCGCATCGATTACAAATTCTATTTCGTCAGCGAAAACGGCGACCGCGCTTGCGTGGGTGACAAGGGCGCGGCGGAAATTCTTGACCGCGATCAGCTTAAAGAGCGCGCGTTGCTGTGTCGGGACAAGCTGTCCGCACGTTTCAAGCAGAAATTTCGCGCCATGCGCCCCGACGAGGTCGAGCAGTACGTAGCAGATCAAAAGGCTGCTGGTTTGGCAAAACCGCCTCGAAATGTTAAATAACCAACCACAAACAGGTAAGGCTGGCTAGTGTACGTACAATTTCGCAAACGCCCCGCAAAAAAGAAACCCGAAGCCGAGCCAAAACAAGCGGCGGCTAAGCCAAAGCGCGGGCGCGGCAGACCCAGAAAGACCGACAAATGAAAAACGACGATCTTCGCGGTCGCCTTAACGACGAAATCTCGGCGGCCGTAAATTACGCGGACACGCAGTTTGCGCACGACCGCATTCAGGCCCAGCGCGCCTACTTGGGCAAGCCCTTTAATAAGGTGCCGTCTGGCCGCAGCGCGGTGATTTCGACCGATGTTAGCGACACGGTGCATTACCTGTTGCCGTCGCTGCTCGAAACCTTTTATCGCGGCCAAGAGATCGTGCGCTTTGTCCCGCGCAATGCCGATGACGTCGCCAAAGCCGACGCCGCGACCGCCCTGGTCAACCATATTTTCGCGAGCCAAAACGACGGCTTCACCGTCTTGTCGGACTTCATCACCGATGGCCTGTTGTTCAAGGCGGGCGTGCTCAAGGTCTATTACGAGGATAACAGCGTCGAAGAAGTCGAGACTTTCGAAGCCGACGACGCTCAACTCGCGGCGCTGCTGGATGGTGGTTTTGACATCATTGAGAGCGAGGTGGACGAAACGACCGGGATGAAGTCCGTAACAG